GCTGGATCAAGTTCTTCCGTAGAAAGTTCCGTTTTTTCGTCTTCAACAACAACTTCTTCTGTTTCTACTTTAGAAAGGTTTTGAAGTTTTGCTTTAAGTTCTTCGTTTTCTTTTTTCAAAGTTTCGATTTCATTAAAGAAAGTTTCTTTTACGATTGATTCAACTACTTTTTTAACAGGCTTTGCTTCGTCTGCCATCTCTTCTTCTTTTTCGTCGTAATCTTTTTTAGCTTCTTCTTCAATTACTTCTTCTTCTTCTTCGGCTGCTTCTTCTTTGATTTCTGCGATTAAACCCTCTTCTGTAACGACTAAAATCATTCCATCATCCATCTTGTATTCTCCAATAGGAAGTGGAATTCTTTGTTCGTCTTCTGTGATTATAACAACTTCGTTTTCTGGCGCAAATTCATCTGCTTCAATGATTGTAACACCGTCTTCTAACTTGCGTTGTTCAAGTTTCACTTCCATTCCTAAAAGTTCTCTTACTTTGTTTAGTATTGCTTTATTGTTCATAGCTTATTTAATTATTCGTGTTTATATATTCTTTCTTAAATCGTCTTGTGCTTTTACGTATTTAGCAATAGGCAATTTTAAGCCTAAATCTTTTGCTGCTGCTTCTGCTTTTTTAATATTTTTTTCAAATACTGTAATTAAGTTTTGTGCTTTTTTATCTACAGGCGCTTTTTTCTTTTTATAACTTTCAATTCGTTTTAATAACTCTTCTTGGCTTTTATCATTTGCCTGAACTTTTTTATCTGCATCATCTTTTCTACCTCTTGCTGCTAAAAATTGGTCTTCAAGTTTAAAAAAAACATCTGCTGCTTTTTGTGCGTTAGAATATAATTTTGCTCCTTCTTTTTTATCTTTTTCTAAAAAATCTTCATCTCTTTTTATAAGACTGTTCCCCTCTTTAAGACGTCCAATTACTTCTTCTGAACTATCAAGTGCTTTATTCAAATCGTCAATCAAACCAAGTTCTACTTTTTGAGAAGCTAACTCCGTTCTTTTGTCTTGTTTTGCCCATTCAGCAAAAATCTTATTTAGTCGTTCCATACTATATTAACTTTATTTTAAATTGTTTGTTGCATTTTTGGATTATATGTTGCCGATTCCTTGGTTTCTTATAGTGCCTTTACAACACTTTGTTGAATATGTATTGTCTTCACATAAACAAGCTTTACGTGAGTTTTTAGGACTGCTTTGTGCTTGTGGCCTTTCTACTTTCTTTTTACTCATTTCAATAGGTCTTTTAGTTTGTTTATTGTTTCCGTTTTTTTATCGTCTTTACTCATATCGTATCTGTCGCTGAAAAATCCTTCAATACTGAAACCACGGATAGTACCCTCTTTTGCTTTGTTGTATAGTTCTTGATCGTCTATCTTTGCCGATACCATCCAAGTTCCAACAGGTACATCCAAGCCGTATAAAGCCGTTTTGTCTTTCTTGCTATCTTCTACTATCCAACTTTCAACTATTGTTACACCATCAATTTTATGTTCGTGTTCAAAGGTTGCGTTTTTATGATTCGATTTTTTAAAAAATAATTCACTTGCCTGTCGTACTGTGTTTTTAGAAAAGTAAATATAGTATTCGTCGCCTTTATCGTTTCTTCTGTAAATACTTTTATCTGGAATAAGTGCAGCACCCATTAAGATTTTCTTTTCTGCGTTAATCTCTTTTAAGTATAGTTCGTGTTTTTGTTTAGAAAGTGCGATGAAGTTGGATTCAATCGCAGGAGTTTCTACTAAAGAAATTGCGTCTATTCCACTTTGTTCATCGTTTGGATCAATTATAAGTTCTACGATTTTAAATGTTTTTGATTCACTGCTCATATTATAATAACTTTTATTTGTTTATAGTGTTGCATTTTGTACTCTATTTCTGTCAAGTGCTTGGCTTGTCGTTACTTCTCCACTCACTACAAAGGCCTGGACAGGGGTAGATTGCAAGGCCGCGATTTGATTTATTGAACTATCTCCAACAACGTTAAAATTAGGCACTGCTCCACCACCACCTGTATCGCTTGGTGCGTTTCCACTTGCTGCACTTGCACCACCACCTAAAGCACTAATTCCTTTCGCTGCTGCTGCTATTTGAGCTGCAATAGATATACCAGCCGATATGTTGTTTTGTGTTACAAGACCTGCTGCTGCTGCTACCGATGCACCACCAGACGCAATTGCTAATGCCGTACCTTGTGCAGTTGCTGCTGCATTTGCTGCTTGTGTACTTATAATTGTTTTTGCAATAGATACTGCACTTTCTGCTGCTATTGACAATGCTTGTAGTTTTTTATTTTCTCCTGCTAAATCTTTAAACAAAGAAATTCCTGCTTCAACATTTGCTATCTGTGCATCTTGAATATTTTTCTTTGCTTCTGCTACTGCTTTATCAGATTCAATTAATTTTTCATTTGTTTCTACTGCATTATCTAAAATAGCAAGATTCTTTGCCTTTTCAGATTCTACTTCTTTCGTGTTTAATTCGTCTACAAAGTTTAATAATTCTACTCTTTCGCTTCTTTCTGTTTCAAAAGCATCTTCACGTCTTTTTTGATTGTCTGCAATTATTTTTGCTTCTGCTTGTGCTTCTTGCTGATTGTATAAGTCGGTTAAAATTTTTCGTTCTTCTCTATTTCCTTTTACATCTTCACGAAGCTTTCTAAACTTGTCGCGATTTATTTCAAGTTCTTTTTCTATGCCATCTTGAAGAAGTGAATTTTCAAGGTCTTCTATTTGTCTTGCGATGCTTAACCTTTCTGCTGCATATTGTTTGTAACTGTCTGCTCTTTTTTTATTGTTTGCTTTTATCGTTTCTGTATAGTCAATTTCTAAATTTTGACGTTCTATATTTAATTCTTGTAAAGCTAATAAGTTGCCTGTTTCTATGTTTTGAGTTATTTCTGCTAACGTCTTATATCCCGCTGCCTGTGCATCAAGTGTCTTTTTAGATATTGCTGCACCAGATATCCTTAACTTGTTAATACGTGCATCTTGTGCTATTAAAGCATTGGCTAATTTATCTCTTGAAGCCGTTACTTTTTCAACAACTTCTCTTTCTCGTTTTTCAATACTTGCAAGAGCATTTGTCCTTGCATCAACCTCTACTTTATTTAAATCGTTTATGTCTTTTGCTTGTTTTCTTTTTAGGTTGTAAATTTTATCAATAACGCCCTCTTCCTTTTCTCTTACACTTATTCTTCTATTAATAGCTTCAATTTCTTCGTCAATCTCTTTAATTCTTTTTTCTGCTCTTGATATTTTTGCGTCTTCCCTTGCAAGTGAAGCTTTCTCTTCATCACTGGCTATAATGCCAAAAGCAACTAAACCTTTTTTCATTAATTTAAAACCCTCAAGAATTGAAGTTATCGGAAATAAAATAATCTTCATTGCTGGGCCTAACTTATCAAAGCTTGATATTGCATTGGTTACTGCCTTTTTTACTTTGTCAAAGTTTGCTATTAATAAACCTAAACCTACAACAATAGCACCTATCCCTGTGCCAATTAAAGCCAATCTAAACAACTTCATAGCACCAGTACTTGTGCCTACTGCCGTAGTGTAAACATATTGTGCTGCTCCTGCTATTTTTGTACCTATTGATAATTCTCTATATGCCTCCGTAAGACCTTGTACTCCTTGTTGAATAGCTAAAGCAGATTGAACTTTTAAAAGTGATTGTTCAAGTGCTTGGTTTTCATCTCCAAATAAAGCCATCGCGCCTTGTGTAGCTGCAAATCCACTTGTAGCACCATTTAACGCACTACCTAACTTTTGCGTCATTGTCGTGGCTGCGCCATCTACTGCTAAATCCGTTTGAATTTGTACTTTACGATATTCTCCTACTTTTGTTAATAGTTCTTGATATTCTTTTGAAGCCGTATCTCCTGCAAGTGCTAATTCATAAAGGCGATCTTCTGCTTCGCCCATTCGTGTAGTTAATGGTGCCATTCCATTATACACATCATCAAAAGAGGCATCAAGCTTTTCTGCACTATCGGCAGCTTTTAAAACTCCGTTACTTAATTGTTCAAATTCTTTAGTTGCCTTTCCTGCATTAGTTTCAATTTCTATTTGAACTATTTTTTTAGATTTTTCAGCCATTTGAGTGTTTCTTTATTTCGTGTTTTTAACAAGTTCATTCTTTTCTTTTGCTTATAAATTCCTTTCACTCCTGTTTCATAACTATATAATCCTTTCGCCACCTGTACATTGTAGCTGCCATTATAAAAATCGTCTATTGCCAATAAGTCTACTATGTTCTTAATCATTACGGTTGTTGTTGGATAAATATTTGATTGCTTGTTTGTGTTCCGTTACTGAATGTGTAAGTAACAACTAAAGTGTATAGTTCAATAGTTCCCTCTTCTGTTCTTACTCGTTTAGTATCTTCCGTGTTTATGTAGTCTAAATCGTCTTCAGTTTTTAGTACCGTTGTAGTATTTGGATTGTCTGGAATACATACTTCAACCGTACCCTCACTTGTTAAAGTGCTTGGTGTAATTGTTACACTTGGATTACTACAAGTTACATCTGCTTGAACTACTCCGTTAGGAAATAATATCCTAACATCTAAACATTGTGCTGCATAACTTGGAATTAACGGCTCGTTTGGAACATTTCCAATAGATATAACAGGTCTAAAATCATTTATTAAAACAAAGTCTACATTGCCAGTATTCAGATTAGATTTCATTGATTCTATAATGTATCTTTTATCTCTAATAATTACGCGATCATTCAAACGTAATTCAGTTAATAGGCTTACAGGCAGATTCGTTTTTATGGTTGTTCTTCTATTCTTTAGATTAAATAAGTTGCTTAAATAACCGAAGTAGTATGTAGCAAATAAAGTATTTTGTTCAACCAATCCTGTAAGTGTGCTAATTTCTGCATTGAAATTTAGTGTGTAGTTTTCAGTTAATACTTTTACATCTTGTCCGAAAGGCATATATTCCGTTATTGTATTTATGCCTGTTCCTGTATTGAATTTAAATGAAGTAGTTGTTTCATCATACATATACAATAACATCGGTTTAGGAACATAAGAATTTAAGTCTTTGTCTATTGTGAATCCAACTTGTAAATCCGTGTTTGTAAACCTTTGAAAGTGCATATTTTCAAACGGCTGCTCTATCTTATATTCGCCACCATCGTAATCAAAAGCCACTTGTGTATCTCCATATTCTCTTCCAAATAAATCTCTAAATTGAGTATTTAAAATGTTTTCACTTTGTTGGTATTTAAATTGTATGTTGTTAAATAGTTTAAGCCTATCAATATTTGTGCTTTTTATATCCGTGTATTTCGTGATATCCACAACTGCGCCTTTACTATACCAATCGTCTAACGGCTCAACTTGAAACACGCCATCTGCAATTCCATAGCAAGTTAAATTAAACTCCTTTAAAACGCCTGTAAAGAACTCCGATACTTTCATATCTGGCAAGTATGCAATAGGGTCGATATCTCCACTTAATGACATTGAACTATTCGCAAAGAATATGTTGCTTAAAGGTGGAAAATAAGATGGGTCTTGTTGGTGTTGTTCATACCTAACAGAAATATTTACCGTTGTGCTTTCCGTTGCGCGAACTCTAAAGTGCAATACATCTTGTGTATTAATATTATCGTTACGTCTTACATATGCTTGTTGAAATATGGCAAATTGTCCATCTATTGTAATACTTAATACACCATTAATAAAAACATCAATGTAATAAATTGCCGTTGCACTGGTGCAACTTGCTGACACAAATACTCTATGGCTTGTTGCATCTTCAAAAAACGCACTACTTGGCGTTACTCCAAAGGCATCAACGTAATTAACAGGTTGTATTGTAAGTGTTTCTTCTGCTAAATCAAAGTAGTCTGTATATACTGCTGAACTTGGATTACTTGCATCTTCTCCACCTGTTGTAAAATCTACATCTTCCGTAGTTGTAAAGAATTGAAAGTCGTTTGCATTTTGGCAATACAAGAAACAATTTTGAAATCTTTTATCTGTTAAGAAAGTTCCATCAAATGTTACTCCGTATTTCCCTTGCATAGCACCAAATATTGCAGCTAATCTTATTGCTGGAAATAATTCATTATATGCAATAGCACCTGTATTCGTGTTTATGTCGTTTACTCCTGCATCGTCATAAGTTAAATATCTTCTTGTAATTAATGGATAACGTACAACGTAATTTGCAGCACCATCTGTAACTCTATTTTCTACTTCTGTTGCCGTGTAATCGTGTGCATATATATTTAAAAGTGTTAAGTCTTGAAGTTTATCGTCTGAAAACTTGTCTTTTAAACTTGTAATATCTCCATAGAAAGTAATCTGATAACTATAAGGTTGGTTATCTTTTACTTCTGATTTTTCTAAACTTATTTTTCCACGTCTAAATGTTGTTAAGTCTATTTCAATATACGCATCTCTTCTTATGTTGTGATCTATTGTGCTATTTACATCATTCTGATAGAAGTGTTCAAATATTGCATCATTTTTAATTGAACTCGGAACTGAAAAGCTTTGTGAGAAATCCGTAAATATTTTACTTATATCGCTTATATCTTGCTGCTTACTTGTGACGCTTATTATTTCGTCTTTGAATAAATCAAGTCTTTGCCCCTCTATGTATACTTGTACAGTTCGCATTATACTACATTGTTAATTAAATCGTAAGCAAATTCAAACTCCATCTCATAGTTTATCATTCCATCGTTTATTCCTACTTGTTTTTGAAGTGATTTAGTTTTGGCTTTTACAGGAGTGTAATTCGTGTTTACCTCGTAATCTAAAAGAAGCACTTTCTCACTTAATAACATCTGTTGTATATAATCGCCATAGTTATCGTTAACCCATCCTGTATTCAGCTTAATAGTTTCTTTTGCGTTTATGTTAAACTCCTTGAATTGTCCATCTCCAGACAAGTTAGGATAGTAAGGTAATGCGCTTGGATTGAATTTGTATTCATTCGTCTTTACGTTGATACTTCTTTTCTTTACTTTTTGGAAGAATATTCTTGACCAACTTCCGTAACGATTAATAAAATCCACAACTACTGGCTGATACTTTGGTTCGCATTGTGGCTTAAAATATGCAGTCCAACGTTCTGTTACGCCACCTAATAAAATTTCTACTTTGTTACCGTTTGGTGCATAAGTTAAATATGCCCTTGCATAGCTTTTTACTCCATCTGTTGTAGCCGTTTCTGTAAACGTTGCGCCTGTTACTAAATCAGTATACTTCACAACATCTCCTATACTTAACTCACAATCAAAAGACCCCCACAAACCGTTTCCTTGTGTAGTTGGTATTGTAGCATCGTAGTTATAAAAATATGTACCCTCGTCTAAAAGTGCTATTGGTGTTGTTGCATTGTAGCCATCCATATAGTAGTTATAGCCATCTACGAAAGTTCCTGTTTCTGTTGTATCTAATACATACGATCCACCTATCAAGTTATATGACTTCACTTCATAGTCTACTAAATAATCCGTGTTTGTGTCTATGCCATAAGATAAACCTGTTGCACTTTGCCACACCGTAAAAGAATAATACTCACGAACATAAGGCGAAATATTATAAAAAGTTTTAGTGTTGTTAGACGCAGGAATTAATTTAGATAGTGTGTAAGTTGGATTTGCAGTACCTACATCAGCAGCTAAAAATAATTCTATTTTGCTTCCTGTTTGTGTAGCATCGTCTACTTCTATAATGTATGGACTTCTTGATAATTTCATTTTAGTTGTTTAAAGTTTTCTTCAGTAATTTGATTAAATAGTTTTTCCATATCAAAGCCGAACATTTCCATAAGTTCATCTGGCAGCTTATTGTAATACTTTTCAAATGGTTTTGTAAAAAATAAACTTGGCTTTAAGCCCTTGGAATATATGCTTCTTGCTATAATATAACCCATACTCTTATGGCTCATAAATCTGCCTGTCTCTTTGTCTTTCCATTGAAAACCTTTACGCTTGGCCCATTTTGCCATAATACCAGACATACCACCGTTTGCCTTTCCTATTAGTGAACTATTTGTTCCAAATTTATATGGCGATTTGTTTTGGCCGTTTCCTTTGTTAGAACTTTTATTTCCTTTTACACCTTTATCTTTATAAAATCCGTATTCATCCATCTCAAAAGAAATTTGAATACTATTTTTAGATTCTTTAACATACCCCTTTAAACTATTTGCAAGATTTCCTGTATCTCTTGGAATACCTCGTTTAGCTTCACGGATTACATTATCCTTGAAGTCATCCAATAGTTCTTGTATGTTATTGAATTCTGCCATTAGCAAATAGTCGCTGAATTGCCAATTAAAATATCACAGGTTAATGTTGCACCTGCAAGTTTATTCTCAAACCTTTCTGTAAAAAATTCTGCCGTTGGATTGCCGTCTACTTGAAAGGCATCTGTGTAAAGTGTGCCTCTTCTTAACAATTCATACACTCTATTTAATACTGCCATCATAGTATTTAATACATATAGTTCGTTGTCGTTGCCATCAAATTTATTTGTTGTTTCGTCTTTTGATATGTCTGTGATATCCATAGCCAAAATACTTATATTGTATCTTATTACGTTTTCTTCAAACGTGGCTTGATTTACGATCAAGTGAACTAAAGGAAATATTGTTTGCTTGTTTAAGTCAACGTCGAAGATATCGCCTTGTGTAACGGTGTTTATTAGTTCATCGTTGTCGAAGTGTGTTTTTAGTTTGTCTATTATATCGAAGTAGTTCATAATTATTTCATTTGTCGTTTTAGTTCACGGCTTTCAATTTCGTTTTTTTGTTTGACGAAAGATAAATATGTGAGACATTTAGTAAGTCCGTATTTTGTAACTGTGTCAAATTTTGTAAGATCGTTGCCAGAGAGTCCATATATACTTGAATACCAACCCCATCGTTTGCCAAACTGAACTCTTTCCGAAAATTCGTTAAATCCGTCGTCTTCGTCAGTTCGTTCTTCAAATAAGTCAGTGTAGCTTGTAACAATTCGCTTAACAAATTTTGCAAAAAAAAACTGGCTGCTATTGCAACATCTAAAGGCGCAAACTTCATCAAGTCCTGCATATCTTCGTTTGGCTCGTAGTCTATAATAGAATACTTGTCTTTGTGCTTTTCCTTTATTGGCCTAAACATTACTGCCATCGCCTTGTGATATGTACTCCAATCTTTTAAATGATGTTCTAAATCAACATATTCTCCAAAGCTTATGTTTTCCAGATTAGGAATAAATCCAAACTCTATGTTCTTTATTTTAAAGTTTCGTATCAGTTGTGGCTTTTCACTAAACACTTCTGTAAAGTGCTTAATCAATCCGTTTAAATCTTTTAGTTTAATCTTTGCAACTTCGCCTAATTGTAAGCCACAAAATATCTGTATCATTTTATTGGCAATTAGTTCTTCGTCGTTACTATTTTCTTTCATAGCTACAAACTCTTGATACCTACTTAAAGGTATTTCGCTTAATGAATTTGGTAGCAGTATATCTAACTTCATATATTAATAACTTTTTTTTCGTGTTTTTGTACTTTACAGATTAAAATAATTTATATTCGTTTTCTTTTATTCGGTCTTGTGCTATCTTAAAATAGTTTTCGTCTTGTTCAATTCCTATACCATTTCGCTTTAAGTTTTGACACGCTACCATTGTACTACCACTTCCCATAGTAAAATCTAAAACCGTATCATTTTCGTTTGTATAGGTTTTAATTAAGTATTCCATTAATGCTATTGGTTTTTGCGTTGGGTGTAGTCTTTTTAAATGGTCAGTAGGTATATAAATATAACTTTCAGGGTAATTTTTATCTTTTTCAAAACCAACACCATAAAACAAGGTTGCATTACCGTTCCTTATTTGTTTTTGGTTTTCAGATTTCTGTGTTTTAGGCATTTTTTTTCTTTCCTTTCTTTTTGTTTTTTGAGGGTTATAAGTATATTTTATTTTTGAATTATGTGTAGTACCTCCTTTACTAAAAACTATAACATCTTCAATGGTTTTTCTCGGTTGTGTTTTAGCGTGAATAAAGTTGCTACATTTATCTTTATGCCATTTAATATCGTACTTATATAGTTTTAAATTACTCATTCTTAAAGCACTACTAAAAGGCTCTTGACCAAACAAAACAATAGCTCCATTAGGCTTAATAATCCTGTTTAGTTGTTCCCACATCAAATCAAAATCTATAACGCTATCCCACTTGCAGGCAGTCGTTCCGTATGGTGGGTCTGTTATAATAGCGTCAATACTTTTATCTTTAATTGTTTTCATCACTTCTAAACAATCGCCTTTTCTTAAATCAATCATAATATATTGTAGCTTCCGTAATTCTTATTCATTCCTAACGTTTCCATCTCGTGGTATCTAACGGCATCGATTGCGTGGTTGAAATTGTCTACAGGTTTGTTTAGTCGTTTTCCTGTCTTGTCTGTGTCCCAACAATATGAACGAAGTTCTTTAATTAGGTTTGTGCTATTAGAAGTAACTAAATAGTTTTCACGTTGCATAACATCTATTCCGTAGTTGATACTATCACGCCCTTTCGTAACGCCTTTTATTGTGATTCCAGATAGTTGAATAGTTCTAATACTTTTTGGCTCTGCTGAATCTGCATAACAAGGAACGTTGCTTGGAAGTATTTTTGCTATGTCACTATTTAATAATCCTGTTTGATAGGTTAGTTCGTTTAGTATTCGTGTTTCGTTATGTTTGTAGATTTCAATGCAGCTCGTTGGATCGTTTGTATATCCAAAATCGATTCCTATGCCTATTAGCCTGGCTTCGTCTGGTATTGTATCAATCTGTTTCCAATTACTAAATACAACGCCCTCTAATTGTCCCATTTCGCCATCTACATAAACACGTACCCAATTCTTCCAATAGTTGCTTGTAGCTGCTTTCTTTATGTTCTTTTCTATTTGGCTTATGATTCCGTTATCAAGTGCTTCATTGTCTTTGTAAGTAAGTATTATCTTTTCTGCATCTTCTTGATCTTCTATTTCTGTTTGTACCCAAAATTCTGCCGTTGGATTGTAGTCTAAAAATACTTCGTTTTTTGTACGTATAGATAATTCGTTGTAAGATTCAAAGCTTACTGAATTACACTCGTTTATGTAAAGTATTGAACGCCTACCACCTCTTAACTTACTTGAATCGTCTGCACTAAAAAATTCTATAAAACTTCCGTTTGCAAATTCGTATTTAAGTAGTGACTTGTTAAATCTGTCATCTACAAACCTGTTTATTGATTTCATAATCTTTACAAAATCTCTTAAAGCCCCTCTTCTTAAGTGTGGAATAGATTCAGCTACAACGCTTATTTCTGTGCCAGGTGTTTTGGCTGCTCTGTCTATTAAGATAGGAAGTATGCCGTATGTCTTTCCTGCTGATGTTCCACCTTGAACAATCTTAATTCGTTTTTTTAACGCAAGTATTTTATTTATTGCCGTTGTTCTTTGAAACATCTGGAAAAAGTGGTTGCTCTATATTTGTTTGCTCTATCTGTTCTTTTAAGCTATTTAAACGTGCCGTTATGCTTGGATTGTATTGGCCTACCATACCACCTTTAATCTGATCGTCGCGTATTTCCTTGCGTATACGTGTAGAGATAGTACAGAAATCTTCGTATCTCTTTTCTGTATTCTCTAAATAATGCTTTGCCGTGAAGTTAAATTTCTTGTGACAGTATAGTTCAAAGCCCTCTATTGTTAGTGGAACTTCTAATGGTTCTCCTACCATATCGCCAGTACGTTGATTTAAGTGATATTTAAATCTTGGATTCGTTTTTGTGTAGGTTTTGTATGCGTCAAAAATGTCTTCAAATTCTTGTGCGTCTTTTAGTGATTTAGGTCTTCCTTTTTTTGACATCTTATTGATCTTCGTAAGTTTCGTATACTTTCTTTATTCTGTTGTTTATATCTCTTAAACAACTTGCACAAGTAGTGTATTGTTGTTTAGTTCTGAACACTCTATTGTAAATTACTAATAAATCTCTTTGTTCGCTTGGCTTCATTCTATTGCTATCTTTTGAAAACCATTCTTTTAAATATTCGTATTCGTCTTTTTGTAGGCATTCGGCTTTAAATCTTCTTGGAAATAATGCGTTTAGTTTTTCTTTACGTTCTTCGCATCCGCAGTCATCTCCTGCCAACCATTTAATAGCTTTCTTTATTCCTGTCGCTTCTATTACCTTTTCGATAACGTCGCCTAAACCCTCAACAGGCTGCTGCTTCTTCCAGTCTTTGTATTCTTTAGATCGTTTATCTAAACCTAAATAGTATTCTTCGTTTTTTTCCATAATCAAATTAATTCGTAATCTTCGTTTTTATAATCTTCATAATCTTCGTTAAGATTTTCTTTTAGTTTTCCTTTGCAGTATTTTATTGTTTGAAAAATACTACTTGTGCTTATTCGTGTTTCATCTGCAAGTTCACGCATTGACATACCACTATCGAAATAGTGTTTAAATAACATCTCATCGTACCAGTGCCACGTTTCAGCTTCTTCTTTTACACGTTTAATTAAACCACCAAAGGCTTCTTCTTTTGATATATAGTCATAAGTCACGCCAATATCTTTGCGTTCTTCTATATTAACCATCTGGTGCTTATTTCGTTCTTTTGTCAAATCTTTGAATATGTTTCTTAAAGTAAAGTGTATGTAGGCACGGTTAAGTGTTCCGTTTTTTTGTATAACTTTTTCTCTGTCTGCATACTTGTGTAATCTTATATACATTTCTTGAACTATATCTTCTGCGTAGAAGTCTTCGCCGTAGCTTTGTACGATTCTCAAATAGTCAGCGTGAAATTTAGCAACTTCTTTTAACCAGTTCATTGATTAGATATTAAACAAATGTAACGATTATTTTTTAATAGTGTATAGACGAAGTTTTTAACGAAACGTTATGTGCCATTAGTATTCAGTCCAATAACGATTTGCTTTACAGTCAAGTAGTTTCACGTTATTTATTTCAAGGGTATCTTGGTGACAATCTCCTGTTATAGTTTGTAACACAATCCCACCAACATCTATTGAACCATTTGCATTGTAAGCATATATTTCACCATACTCCGTCATAGTACCTTCAGGTGGCAAATCTTTATCCAAGTATCTTGCTTTTACAAATTTTGAATCTTTAGTCATATCTTTAAAATTAACGGCACACAACATTGTATATAGTTAATGCGCCAATGAAGGTCAGTGCTTAATTCAATTGTTTTTGGTAGGCGCACTAACCATATACCTACCGTTGTGAATAAAAAAAAGCACCTCTTTCAAAGTGCTTCTTTCGTTTTATAGTTGATAATCTAAAAAGGCAATCCATCTAAATCTGATCGTTGTGCGTCGTGCTTTGCATCTTCGTTGCCACCAGCTTCAACTTCTGCTTGGTACGGCTTACTAAACTTTGCACTAAAATACTTTACTCCACTTTTAGATTCGTTTAGCCATAGTGCCACTTCTTTTTCTACACCATCAATCAAAGCTTTACCTTTGTAATCTGGTTGTGAATCCGTTTTTTTGTAGTCGTTTTTAAAGATTGCACCTGTGTTGTTCTTTTGTTCCATAACTTAATCTATTGTTTTACTTATTATATAGGCGCTTAACGTCTTTCGTTTACGCCTTGCCTTTTCTTTTAAAAGCTTCTTCTCTTCTTCTGTTACTCTTATTGTAACTATGTCAGTCTTTCGTGTTTTCATCTATTAAAGTTTTGTAATATTCTCTACATTCTTTTATTCTGTCGTAGATAGCTTTAATTACGTCTTTATCATATCTTACTTCAAACGTTTTGATTCGTTTTTCTGTTGGTATATGGTCAAAATTGTGTTTGGCTTCTACATCTGTTCGCAGTTCTTCAGATTCATCTATTAAATGATTCTTCCAATGCTCTCTTCTTATTTCATCCTCAACGATTTCTTCTGGAGTATTGACTAAACAATATGCAAGAACTGATTTGCGTTTGTTACAGAGCGCCATATAGCCTTGTAGCTGATAATAGTAGTCTTTGTTTGGTATATCTTCAGCAAAGAATGGAAACGTTGTTGCATCGTAACTTGACTTCACGTCTAAAAGTATTGAATCCGTGTTTACGTCTGGCGTACCTGTTAAAAAATCATTGTTAAAATGTTCTTCGTTTTTATACATCAATCCATAATCTAATACTTCTTGTGCTAATGAAATACTTTCATCTTCTACAAGGTTGCCTTTATCTGTGTAACGGCTTGAAAATTCTTTGCGTATTCCGTACATTTCTTCTATGGCTAATTCCTGTAGGTAGGTTTTGCAAGTCTTACTCAATACTTCGGACTTGCTTCTGCTATTGGTCATTATCTTGCCAAGTGCTGAACATCTAATCTTCAACATAATTCAAGTGCTTTAACTTGTAAAGGCGATAAATCAAACTCTTCTAACTTGGCTTTGTTTATTTTGCCATCTTGTAAAGCTTTCAACGCGTCTTCAAATCGTTTTTTAGTTAGCTTTTCTTTCTTTACTTCGTTTTTATTATGCGTATTTGTTGTGTCACTATCTGTACTATCGTCTATTAAAAATAAGCCATTCAATGCCCTTTTCCGAGAATACGAGCTGCTACTTCCGAACGCTTGTGCAATATCCATTCCTTTACGCATTGGATCTATTCCTGCCTGTGCTTTTACTGCCTGCATCTTTGTGCCATCTGTAATCATAGCAGTTGATTCTACATACATATAGCCTGCTGCTTCTTTTACTTCGTCAGTTAGATTTAGTGCCAATCCGTTGAGGTGTGGCTTAACGGCCTCCAATATATCCTCGCAACTACGATATTTATAATTGCCAAACTTGTTAAATTGATTCTTTGGTGCTTTTAGTTCTTGCTGGATTTTGGCCAGTCTTCCGATTACTGTGTCTTTCATAACATTATTTATTTTTTGTTTATACAAATATAAGTATTATTTATTTAATTCTTTCTTTTTTTGTTTATACATTTCTATTATATCTTTCAATTCTTCTCTTGTATACTTTCTTATCTTGTGTGCTTCTTCGTGTAATTTTATTAATTCTTCGCCTCCTATTCGTTTTTCTATACCAATTTGATAGTTTAGTAGGTTTCCGTGTTGATGCTGATTACAAAATACACATTGTCCGTGCAAATTTTTCTCATTGAACGTAGTATTTTTAAACGTACTTGAGTAGTAATGACCAGCATCGAATTTACTTCCTAACGGCTTTTCGCAACTTACACAAGGTTTATGCTTATCACGTTCACGAATGTACGCATTAAAGTATACCTGTGCTTTTTTAGTTAAGCTTTGCACCGTTTCTAATTCGTCTTTCAATTTCTTCTTTTCTTTCTTCCAATTCTTGACCTTTGCAGTTTCTACCCAAACACGAACACAATCACTTTTAAAGCAATACTTTTGATTGAAGTGTTTTACTTCAAATTTCTCTTTGCAGTTTTTACAACGTGGCATTTAGAATAATTTGTATTCGTTTTCTTTTATTCTATCCTGTGCTACTTTGAAATAGTTTTCATCCTGCTCTATTCCTATTCCGTTTCTATTCGTGTTTTGACACGCTACCATTGTAGACCCTGAACCCATTGTAAAATCTAAAACTGTTTCGTTTTCGTTGGTGTACGTGCGTATCAAATACTCCATTAAAGCTAAAGGCTTTTGGGTTGGGTGTAATTTTCCTTTTTGTACACTTGTATTAAATTTTTGTATAGTTGTTGGGTGCCTACCTTTTAAAACCCTAGTTTTTCCGTCGTGGCTCGTCATACTACTGCTACCGCTTTTACTTGCATTTTTTCTTGTGTATGTTCTTGGTTTTTCTCTTGGTGTAAATTGTGGGTTATATGTAACTTTACCTTTTCCAAACACGCTTATAATTTCATGATTGCTCATCGGTCTATATTTTGCATACCCATGTCCAACAGGCAATGTTTTATGAAATACCCAATCGTATTTAAAATATTTTATATTGCTCATTCGTAAAGCACTACTAAAAGGTTCACTTCCAAACAATACTATCGCTCCGTTAGGCTTAATTACTCTATTAAGTTGTTCCCACATTAACCCAAAGTCAATAACACTATCCCACTTACAAGCAGTTGTACCGTAGGGCGGGTCTGTAATTATTGCATCAACAGAACCACTTATAATCTTCTTCATTTCTATTAAGCAATCGCCCTTTATTAAATTAATCATATACCCTCTTTTAAGTTTTTTACTAAAATATTTAGCTTTTCTAATTCGTGTTTTTGTTCACTTATAACCATCTGTAAACGTAAATTACTTTTACATTCTAATAAATATTGGTCTTCAAACTGCATAAACACGGATTGAAAATAGCTGATGTCTTCTAAACTATCCACCATTGAATCTATTAAGTCTTTACGTTCCGGATGCTTTGCCTGTAACTCCTCTATACTACTTGTGAACTTAATAATAGTTGTTTGTAGGTTAATCTTTGCTTTTAGTATTTCTAAACTATCCATTATTCGTGTTTTGGTTGTGCGTAAATCTTATTGTAAACATTCGGTACAGGATTATCTTGTTCATAATATAGAAACTTTTCTTTATCAAACCATAATTCTAATTGGCCTATGTTACCAACTGAACGTGGCTTAATCTTATTAAAGTTTATTATTGCTTGATTGTAGCTTAAATCTTCACGGTGTACGGTTATCATACACTTTCCTGAATTAAACCATTCAGAGCCACCTTTTAGACTATATGGATTTGGTATTTCACGTTTTCCGTTTATCTTTTCAGTTAGTTTAGGATGAATAATTGTATGTAAGTGTAGATTATTATCTTCTGCTATTTGGTTTCTATAAGGAAGTATTACTTCTAAATATTGTGCATATCCTCCATACTCGTTGTATGGATGGCTTAAGTCTTTCCAGCTATCAATACTTGCAGTTTCTAATCCGTGTTTTTGTTTAAGTTCTACTGCATAATCATAAAATTCAAACGGTGTTAATTTAGCTTTTACATCATACTTCGTAAGTATTTTAAAGTGTTCAAAAATCCAATCTAAACTATTTGTTATTTCTTTGTCTTTAATCACATTGTTGTCTAATGGATTAAAACTTTTACCTGTTAGCTTGTGAATTAAATCTGCAACTATTTCAACATTACTTCCTACATCTGGAAAGTAAACCAGGTGCTTCCATCCATAAAACTTACTTGTGTTTAGTAGGCACTCCATAAGTACCTGTGTTTTTCCACTCATCGGAAATCCTGTCCAATCTGTGCAGTTGCCTAATTGCATAGAATAGAACTCATCCATTCCTTTCCAACCTAAATACTTTCCTTTGTTGTTGTAATTATCTCTATGCTTGTATATCTTGTTTAAAATATCTTTTGCTTCTGTTACCTTATAACCTTTCATTGCCAGGGTGCTTTAAATCCATTACTACTTTCTACTTCTTTTTTTGTTTGTTCTTTCTTTAGCCAATTTTTAGCAGTTAAATATAAACTTTTATAATTCGTGTTTTTCTTAAAGTTTTGGATCGCATCACATACACCATCAATTTGTTGTTTAGTGTAATCCTTTTCTAATTTGTTAAATTCATCTAAAGACATAGACAAATGTGCGAAGCACCTATATATATCTTTATCATTTACATTATCATTAACATTAACATTTACGGCTATGTTTGCCATTTTCTTTTTAGCACTTTTAACAGGTGCTATATTCTGCCATCTTTTTGTAGCACCTTTCTTTCCTGCTTCACGTTTCTTTTCTCTTATCTGTTCGTATTTTTGTAGATCACGTTTTAAGTTTTGTTTTATCGGCTCAAAACATAAATCTGTTATAATGTCTTCGGTTTCTGGATTCAGGTCATTAACGTACTCTAAAACGTGTTTAAATAGCTTTCCAGCCTGTTCATCATTTAACTTCTTGACCGTATGCAATAAGTCGCAATAAAGTAAAAAGCTTTTTTTATTTTCTGCCATAAATTATAGGTTAAAAAAAAAGTATAACGCTTTCGGTGGGTAGGAACACTTACTTACGCTATACTCTAAATATTTTGATTGTCCTACCAACTCCACAAATATAATTAAATTAGATTGTTTTACCCCTAAAAACATTGTACAATTCATTAAAATTAGTTCTTCTAACTTCAGTTCCTTGTAAATCGTACCAGATAATCTGCGTTTCTAAATCAATTATTTTCATAACAAATACTCCACTTTCTGCATCAAAACTACTCCACTCTATACTTTCTTGTATTGTTTTTAAAGTTGTTAATTGACTGCTTCCCATAAGTTTCTCTTTTTCGTTTTTACTTTCGTAAATAATTAATCTTGTTTTATCTATGTCGTTAAATGGAGATGGTTCGCATCTTACTGCTCCATCTATATCGCAAAGTGAAAAGTATGTAGGATATTCTAAATTCAGCTTTTTGCTTATTCTGTTATTTTGCCAGTCATTTTTCATTTGATTATTTTAAAGTTCCTAAAAAGAAAAATCGTTTTCTGTTTTGTTTCATTCCTATTTCATTACCTGTAACAAGTTTTGTTTTTACATCATAACCAGCAGAATTAAAATCTTTTATAATTTCGTCTTTAAATTGTTCTATTTCTTTTACGTTTTCCATTATAAACTCTTTTGGCTGAAGATCTTTTACAAACCTTACAAATTCTTTATATAATTGATTTCTTGGGTCTTCTATAAATCTTTGTGTATTATTACGTTTTTCACTTCCTGCATTGCTTAAACCTTGACAAGGTGGGCCTCCTACAATAATATCCACTTTTTCCAATTCTAAAGTATTTACTTTTGTAATATTTGCACATATAACTTTTGTGTCTGGAAAGTTTAATTTATAAGATTGACAGGCAATGTTTTCCCATTCAATAGACCACTTTGTTTTTTTTCCGTTTTTATGTAGGCCAGAAGTAAAACCTCCACAACCTGCAAAAATATCTCCTACGGTTTTTCCTTTTAAGTTTTTAGAAATATAAGCACCCATAAAAGGACTTACTGCATTTCCTATTTGTTTCTTTATAGAAGAATAATTACCTACAAATTTAAAATCTTTAGTAAACATTTGTACGTCTGCATATTCTCTTAATGAAAATTCTAAACCTGTTTCTTTGTGAAAAATACGCCCAATAGTTGTTACTGTATTATATTTTTTATCTGTTACACTACAAAAAGTGTCACCAAAACGCTTTTCGCTTTTTTCACCTGAAACATAAAACATATTAGAGTCATTTTGAATAATTCTTAAATCTTTTACTTCTTCGGTTTTATCAAAATTTTCAAGCTTATTCTTATTGCTTATGTCTTTTTGTTCTGCTGCTTTTATTTCTTTGTAAGCTGCGTTTATACTTACTTCGCCTGTTGCAAGTTTTGCTTTTACTTCTTCTGGTGCTTTCTCTTGTATTTTTTTAACCATTCCTAAAGTCCTTTCTCCAACTTGTGCAACTTTAGAAAGTTCTTTTCGTGTATCTACAGAATCCCGTTTTGGCAATTTTGCCGAATCGGTGCTTCTGTTTTTATTTTCAATTGCTATATTTTCCTTTGCTTTTTTACTAAAAACTTCTTCAAGTTCTAAAGCTAAAACACTGCGTTGATAGTTGCTTAAATTACGTCTGCCAAATTGGTTTAGTATCATCCATTCTTTTGCGCTTTCTTCACTTGCAAAATGTTTGCTTGTAGTTCTATACTCTACATCAAATCGTTGTGCTATACTAAACCTGTTGTGACCGTCAATTATAAATCCGTTCCAAGTTATTATAGGCTCTCTTATTCCCTCTTCTAATATGTTTGCTTCAAGCTGCGCATATTCTTCAGCACTTAATGCTGGTATCAAATTCTTAAATTCTTCTTTTACTTGTATCATATTAATTCTTTATAAAGTTCTTTTTCTGTTCTTCCTTTTATTATTTGTAAATCTCTAATTGTTGTAGCTTTTAAAATATCCGTTTTTAAATCGTACTTTGTATCATTGATTTTAAACTTTCCATCATATTCTGCAATATCTAGAAACATTAACGGATCTTTTGCTTTCTTTAAAATCTTAAAAGTTTTAATTCCGTGTACTATTGTTGCGTGATTTAATCCGAATAAATCGCCTATACTTTGATAAGTATATCCAGCAGTTCTTAAAACGTTAAAAAAGTATATTCTTTTATGTACGTATTTTCTTTGTCTACAACGTTTTTTTAATTCGTCTTTTTCTATGTAGTGCAGCACACTACTCATCAATTCTTCCATATATCCAATTTATAATAAGGCAATAAAGATATTCTTTTATTTTCTTCATACCTTTTCTATGCTAATTATTAACTTTTGCCATAAGCCACAAAGCTTGATAGCTTCCTGTCTGTCTTCTGCTTTTACATACTTTACTGCCTGGCAACATTCTGCGTCAGTATTAGCGCCTTTATAGTATTTGTATAGTATTTTATAAGTGTTCATTTTTTCGTCTTTTGCTATTAAATAATTGCAGTATAATTCTTCGTTAAAATTACTCCACCAGTCTATTCTTAATTGTTCCATTTGTTTAGTATTTCTTCAAGTTCTTCGCACAAATCTTCTTCGTTATAATAGTTCACACCATCACATCTTAACGTTTCTTTCTGTACTCTATAATATGTTTCTTCTACTTGTGCGTATGATAGCTTATCGTTAAAGCTATTGTAGCTATCTAGTTCATCTACTATTCGCGTTTCTATAAAAAGTTCCACTTGGTATGGTGTTTCGCCAATATAAAATATTGCACCATCTTGATCGTAATATTCAATTTCTATTTCGTAACTCATAATAATAAATTTACTGCTAAATAATAAAACGTGAAGGCAACTGCCATAAACACGAATCCAAATAATAATTCTTTTTTTGCTTCTTTCATAACTCTGTTTTTAAAGGTTGTTAATATACTTCTTACTCTGTGACTTCATATAATCAATATCAAGCCATTCTAATAACTCAATGGTGTCAAATACCATAGTTAATTCATTTCCTTGCTCATCAGTTCCTACCAGATACGTTTCATTTTCCTGTGTACTCATAAACGTATTTATGTCGTGTAGTCTTTTTGTTTCTTTTTCTTTCATAATCTATTTGTTTTTAGTTTGTGATTCGCGAATTGCGAATAATATTTTATTAAATCTCTCGTTTAATCTATCTATGCACATCATATAAGTATGTATTCTATCCGTGTTTTTGTCGTTAATACTTTTAAACTCTAAACCAATACCAAACTCATTCGACCATTTAGTTTCTGCTATTTGATTCTCAAAGTGTTCTATACCTTCTTCAATCTTAATAAGTGTTTCTAATATTTCTAATCTTTCCATAACTTTAATTAATTTGTATACACAAATATAACAACTCTTTTTGAATTATGAACAAAAATAATGCACTTATCAACAAAAAAAGTTACAATTATTTTTTAGTTGTTTAAAAATCAATAAGTTACAAAGGTGTTGGTTTAGAAAATTCTGTGCGAATCTATGTATTTGATGGTTTCATCTACATCTTTAGTTTTATTCCTTACTATTTTGATAGTAAGCATACGGCCACCAATCGGTTTAATAGGTGCGCCACGTTCTACGTGCCAACCTTTTGATCCATCTCCGTATTCTTCTTTATAGCAGCCTGTAATCATTAAGTGTATTGGCTTGTGATTTATGCTATATCCTTTCTTTGAGTTACTTTCTAAAGCATCTCTAACATCATTTCGTGCTGCATTTTCGTGAATATGCCCCATTGTGTAAACGTCGCAACCCTCGTACAATTCTAATGCCCTTGTAAGATTTAAAGCACCTTTTGTGACTACTCCACCACCACCAGATCCGTGAAAATATTTGATTTTTGTAGTTGCTATTCTTGAATGATTATTCATTTTAATAATAACCCAACCACCATATCCGCCAACTTGAACGTTAGAATGGCATTTTAAATTAAGTAAGTCTACAAATCTTTGTAAGATGTCTGTCTCTTGCCACTTAATTATTCCCGTTTCGTGATTTCCATATCCAATAACCGTAAGAATATCTGCATAAGGTGTAAACCATTCAACTGCCGTTTCAACTACTGAATCCAAATATCTTGCGTTGTTGTGTTCTGGTCTTATATCTGATTTATTGCGTCTGTTATCGCCACGTCCTTGCATCAAGCAGAACATATCTCCATTAATCATTACAGGAATATTCTCTTCTTTACAATAGTCTAAATGTTTTTTTAATAGGTCTTGGTCACACTTTGGATTGTCCCAATGTAAATCACTTAACATAGCTATCTCTGCATATTTACCCTCTAATTGTATTTCGTGTACATTCTTACCGTGTCTTATTACTTTCATATTATCTTACTTATTAGCTTATTTAAAAGAAAAATAACTGCACCAAACACTAAAGCAAATATTAACATCCACCAATAGTTTGGTTTCTTATTGGCTTTGGCTTCTGCTTTTGCCCTTTGTACTTCTACTCTTGTAATCATTCTTAACGTGTCACGTTTAAGCTTGTATTCTATTCGTGTTTCTAACCTGGTTTGTGGCACATATACGGTCTTGTATTCTATAATAGTATCTTTAGAACTATAAAAGTGTTCATATACTATTGTATCGTGTTTTATTACAGGAATAGAATCTATTGTGGCTATTCTTATCGTGTCGCTTGTTTGCGTGACTTGTAAGCCACGTTTAATGGCTTTGTTATAGTGATACTTAGCAGAGCAAGAAAACAACGTTAGAACGAAGATAAGGCTATAAATTCGCATATTCTTCTTGTACGTTGAATGATGGACAGGCTTTGTTTGCATATTCGTTGTGTCCGTGAATAGTCATATCCTTGTTATATTTGTATATGAGTTCGTGCATTAGTTTTATTAATGAATCCTTTTGTTCTTTCGTTCTTGTGTCCTTTGCTTTCTTCATATCTTTAGTCATTCCACCAACGTAACAAATACCGATGCTGCCAACATTTTCGTTCGTACAATGAGCGCCACGCTTTTCTATTGGTCTTCCTTTCTCTATTGTTCCATCAAGATGAATTAAATAATGATAGCCGATGTCATTAAACCCTCGTGCTAAATGCCATCTTCTAACGTCTGCGACATCGTGAGGTCTTGCCTCTGGCGTTGCCGTGCAGTGAATGATTATCTTATTTATCTTTCTCATTAATGTTCTTAAAATCGCTTGTTACTTCCTTTGCTCTTGCAAATAAGTTTTTTAGTGCGTCCCAAAGGTCTTTTTGATAGATGGCAAAATAGTTTTCATTGATAGAAATTACTTCGATTGATACAAGAACTAAAGCCAATATTTTAGTAGTAAGTAATTCGATACTAAAAAACGAAAGAACAATATCATTCAATAAGAATTTATCCATAGCATAAAACAACATAACGGTTGCTTCATAAAGTAAAATCTTTGATATTATAGCAGATAGTCTTCTGCTTGTTATCGGTTGTTTAAGTTTCTTTGCTTTCCAGATACCTGTAATTGTATCTAAAATAACAGAAGCAGCAATAAGAATAAGAATACCAACAATAGGTAAAAAAAACGAAAGAATAATAGCCATCAGTTTAGTTGAATAAAGTTTAAGTTTAGTTGTCAGTATATAGAGTTGTGTTTTCATCTTAAAGTTGTTCCGTTATAAGCCAAATAATTTTAAATAATAGAAATACACCAAACGCCTGTACGTGTAATTCTGTACTTGTAAACATACAAGAAAAGGCACAGAAGCATCCTGCAAGAAAATATAATACTGCAAGTACGTTTTGATGGTTTCTAATATCCATTACTCCACAGGTATTTCTTCAGTCCATTCTGGCGTTTGCATAAGTGCTAAACATTCTTCGTGTGTTAATATTTGTAAAGGAAGTACACTTCCATCTTCTATAAAAGTTGGTATGGTTGTATACTTAATTACAAATTCAAGTCCATCTAAACTTATTCTAACCGTGTTTTCGTTAGATTCTTCAACCTGTGAAAAATCGATGTTTAAAATATCTCCTATTGATAGTATTGCGTATGTTTTCATTTTAATTCGTTTTTATGTAGGTACATCTGTTGAAAAGGTTGTAAAGTTTGTCATTGTTCCGTTATTGCCTCCACTTCCGTTATCTGTCAATGTCGGACTTGTATCATTATCTCCACAACGCCACCAGCTAATTGGATTGTATGTGCTTAAATCTGTTGGTAATGTAGAGCCTATTACACTTGCATTTGCAGATTGGTCACTATTCCATATTGCAACCTCGTCCATTAAACCCTCATAGAAGTTAGCCGTTGTGTATCTCGCACCTAAACGCATATCTAAACCTGTAATAGTGCTTGTTCCACCATTTGTATTTGATGCGTTTAATACCCCATCAATATATAAAAGCATATTTGTTGAGTTTTTAACGTAGAGAACATTATGCCAAACATTATCGTTAAAAGTACCTACACTACTCAATGTAGTAAATGTTCCACTAACTCTTGAAAATCCTCTTATAGTTCCACCACTTGTATAGATTCCGTAGCTATCTCCCATATTCATAGCATATTCTGTTCCACCACTATTTGAGAATTTAAGCCACATACTTATAGAAATATCTCCTGTAATTGCTAAACTGCTCCCAGTCATAGCTCCTAAAGTTACATAGTCATCAATTCCATCAAGCTCTATACTTTGAGTATTGCTAAAACTTGGTGTTGCTCCTGTTCCTGTTAAGTTGGTTTCTGGACTCCAACTATCTGCACAAATTTCGCCAAAATCATTAGTATTATTTGTTGCTGATTTACCGAATCCATTCGTGTTTTCAACTGCTGCCTGTCCCCAATATATCGTATTTGCCATTTTTAATAAGTTTTATGTAGTACAAAGTTTGCACTATGTATTTCGTCTTGTGTTTTAGCTTGTCCCCATTCTGCCGTAATATCTAAAGTGTTTGCAACCGTTGAATCAAAAGCTTCTACATCTTGAAATACATAACCCTCTAAACCACCTGTGTTTCGTGTATATGCAAAATTTCCATTAGTACAAATACTTCCTGTTGCACCAATAGCTGCTATTGTAAAATCAATCTCACATTCCCATCCTAAACCTGTCGTTGGACTTAAAGAAATAGTGCCTGTTGTTGCCAATACCGTTGCACCACTCTTAATTCTTATTGTGATATCGTCGCCATTCTGTGCAGAAATTTCGCCACCAATTTTTGCGTGGTAAGAATCGCCTACTACAAAGTGATTAGCTGGTATTGTTAAACTTCCTACTCCTGTTCCAACTATGCTTGTTTCTGTTGTTGTGTTTGTTAGTACTGCACTTGTTACCGTTTGTGCATATAATCCTGTCGTTGGTTGGTTAAAAGATAAAGTTCCTGCACCATCAGTTTTAAGAACTTGTCCAGCCGTTCCATCTGCCGTAGGAAATGAATACGCATTGTTAAAGCTTATAACATCAGCTGCACTAATTTTTAATACATCTGCGCCACTATTTTGAAAAGCCAAGTAAACACCGTTTAAATCTATTGTTCTGTTGCTTCTAATTGTGCCATCTATTAAATAAATGTTACTTCCTGCAATAGCCGATATTTCTGCACCTGTGATTTTCTTTGATACGAAGCCACCAGCACCATCAGATTCTGCAATAACAAATAAATCCGTGTTTGCTAAATTAGCACTCTTTGCCGTTAGGTCGCTGATCTTTATTTCTGCCATAATATTTATTTAAAAACGTCTGTAAACGTTTTACGTTCTTTTCTTTTGGTGTATAGTGTTTCTTCATAAAATCCAACCTGTGAAATTTGTACTTTCGTTTGGACTCATATCACTTCCTGTATTCGTATTGTATTCTGGAAACGTGCTACTATTGTCGCATATATAATCTACAAACCTTTCTTTGTAGTGCATATAAGTTTGACGTTGTTTTTCTACTAAAAAATCTATTTCTTCTTTACTTACCGTTTCTGAATTTTCTGCTCCGTGTTTATATACGCCTTTGTTTGCTATTGTTACTGCACTAAAAGGCAAGAATTCTAACATACTGGCGTGAATTAAGGCAGGTTTTATGTAAATTTCTAATAAGTCTTTGTATGGATTTACTAAAGTTCCTGCGATTATATCTGCTTGTAGTTTTTCAAGTAGTTTAGTTCCTAACATTGATTGTATATGAATATCTTGTGCGATCGAAACGTACTGAATAAATTTATCCGTGTCTATGTTTCCGTTCATATTTGTGAAACGAATCGCGTCCTGTCTGCTTATTAATAGTGCTTTTGCCATGTCTTGTTATTTTTTATATCCTTGATTAGGCATATCAATAGGTCGTTGGCTTACTAAATTTGGATTTTTAATTACATATCCGTATTTAGCTGCTTTTGCACTTGATATACGTGATGCTAAAGGACTTTTAACGTCAATTCCTGTACCCTCAAAAGCTACATAAACTTGTTTATTCCATCTGTGATAGCAATTTGGCCCACCTTTGTAAAGCCATATAGAATAAGTATTAGCGCCATCAACACCAAAGCCTGGATTTACAGATTGTCCACTCATTCTTATGATGTCCTCTTTACGATATATCTTGTTTCCTCGTTTGTCATTCATCATATTTTCGCAAAATTCTCTACCTTTACCACTATTGCCACCTGTTTTTCCTGCATAAACATAACGTGTAATAAACTTAATTCCATCAATTACATCATCTTGTGTACTTTTGGAATTAGGAAAAGCACTTCCTGTACTAACTAAATTGATTAATCTATCCTTTAGGCTTAATTCCGTTTTTATGTCGCTTGAAAGTAACGTGTTTTCGTCTTCGTCTGTATCGTAGTCTACTTCAAATTCATCTATAAGCAACCAATCGGCTTTAGGCATTTCGCCAAGTTCAATTAATTCTTTGCCTACAAAATCGCCACTTAATTCTAATCCTGTTTCTTCTTGTATTTGTTCTTCTGTTTGTACGTTTTCTAAATCTACAAACTCCAAAGGCTTTAACGTTCTAAAGAATAAGTTTAAAGCTATTCCGTTGTATGCAAGTATTTGATCGAAAGCATCTAACAAAAGTTCTTGCATCGGTGCAATTACCATATTTGAAAACAACGCAAACGAATCCTTTAATTCGTCTGAATTACTACTAAACCCATTAGACGATGCTATGCCAAACAATAAAGGACTCGTTACATTGTGTGCTAACATTATTTTTCTTAAACACTCCTCTGATAAAGTACTATACAAATCTGGTGCGTCATTTACAGGCATAGAATCTACTGTTGTTTTAGATTCTGCATTGTTGTTAAAAGCTACTATTAACTTTTCGCCACTCATTCCTGTTAATTGGCTTTGTACTTTGTTTTTTATTATTTGTTGTTGGTCTTCACTTGGAACACCGTTATTAAAGTTCACTACACTTCTTCCACTAAATCCGTTTTCTACTTCGTTAATTAAGTATTCAGAAATATCTTCTTCTAAAACTGCATAAGGAATTCCACCAATATAATCTGGTAGTGCGTAAAATTTCATTCCTACACTATAAGGCTTTATAAAATAAATTTCTAACGGCTCTTTTGAACATCCAAACGCAGGTATTCTTTTTGGCTTGTAGTTTTTTAAGTCTGTCCAATCGTCACTATAATAGTAAGCTTCAATTTTGCCATCTTCGTTACACTTTTCGGCACGTAATAATTGAACAGGTATATGATGTACTTGTGCAATTTTCTTTCTGTCTTTCGTGTATATGACTTGAACGGCACATTGTCCTAATAACTTTAAATCAGTACATAAGTGCCTTACACAATCTTTATTGAATAGTGCCATCATTTGCGCGTACTCATTAGGCTTTCTTGATGCGTCTGTTGCACTTAAACCTCTTCCGTATACTAAACGCGTGATGTTGTTTATAATCGCGTTGTTAGTAGTGCTATTCGTGTATCTGTCAATCAAATACTGATAGTAGTTATTGTCCGTACCAAATTCAACCCAATCTTCTCTTTTAGATTCTTTGATTACAGGCGCTTCATAGCCACTTAATTCTAATACGTGGATGTTATTACTCATAAATAATAAATTCGTTGTTACTGACGTTTGAAGTAAATTCTCCGTCATTTACTGAATAGTTTACAACAGGCGTTTGATCCGTTACAAAGATTCTGTCTTTGTGTACTATCGTTGTTCCGTTTTTTAGTTCCAAAGTGTAAAAAGTATTGTTTACTAAATTGAATAAACCATTAACAAAAGTTGCGTTTATTGTATCGTAGTAATCGCCATTCGCAAAACTTGTTATTGTTATTTCAGTTGTTACGTTTGTAGATTCTCCTGTGATATATAACGTGTCATAAGTTTGGCTTCTTGGAATGAAACTAAAACTTTGTTCTGTTGCTATCGGTTGTAAAATAATCATATCTACTATAATAACTTTTTTTTAAATATTTTGTTTTTAATTCGTGTTTATGTAAACAAAAAAAGGCACTCCGAAAAGTGCCTCTTTGTTATGAAAGGTATAAGAAAGAATCTTATGAAGTAACAATAACTGCATCAGTTCCACCACCATCTGCAAAAGCCGTAGCAAGTCCTGCTTCAGTTGTTACATCAATAAAGTTAGCTGGAAGTTCTTCCATAGCCGTAAAGGTTAAAGAATATCCGTTAAAATCTCCAAGTGCTGCACCAGAAGAAATTTCTCCTGCTGAAACGTCTGCACCTTGATCAAGTCCCATTAAGAAAAATTGGTCTGTCATTGTTCTAACAATTATTCTTGGTCTTCCGTATGCAAGAAGTTTTACGTTCTTGTGTGTAGCGAAATCTTGTCTTTTTAAAGCAGCTACTAAAGTTTGAGTGAAGAACGTCGTTCCGTTATCTCTACTGCTTTCTATGGCCGTAGTGAAAGAATTTGTTGTACTCTTCAATTCGTATTTGTATAAGCTTAAAGGTGCTGCTGGTTGCCAAGTGTCAATAACGTCTCCGTTTGTAACATCATATACAACATTGTCAGAATCTAAATCGTCGAAATTGGCGAAGTAAATCGCTTTTAATCCACTTACTGAATCTTTACATTGTTCTATACGTCCGTTTGTAATATCACAACTCATTTTTTTAAAGTATTATGAATAAAAAAAGGCAGGTACTTTTACCTACCTTTCTTTAGTCTGGTTAATATTATGAATAAACTACACAATCGTTAGCTATTCCTACTTGTGCGCCTGCCGTCATTCTCATAACAACTCTTACGTTGTCAGATCCATCATATAAATGAACTGGAATTACAGAAGCAGCGTTCTGCCAATCGCTTAATAGCGATGTTCCGAAATACAAGTTAGAAGTCTGTGCTGCTACCATTGTATTATCCGCCATTCCGTTAGCAACAAATACAGGAACACCATCAAAAGACAAGCTTCCGTTAGTGTACCATTGTGTTCCTTTGTTGTCAGTACCATTAGCACCAAGTCCTGCTGCTGCAAAACCACCTAATGCACGTACATAATTTCTTGCGATATTTGAAGAAACATACAATTTCAAATCCTCACTACCGTAAACCGTTGTAGGTATAGCATCAATTACAGACCCCATCTCATCGATTACGTTAAGTGCCGTAGAAGCTACTGCCGTAATATCTTGTGCTGCTGGTAAACCTGCTGCGTTTAATAGTGTAACGATACCATCATAAGCATTAGCACCTGCAACACCTGTCCACAATAAAGTTTCATTAGAAGCTGCAACTTTAGAAGCAACATATCCAAGAAGATAATCTTCAAAAGATTTTGGAATGTCTGCAAAGGCAGAAGCACCCATCTCAATTGCCGAAAACGTGTCGTGAAACTGGCTTCTACAAAGTTGTAAATTTACTTGCATATCTTTAACGGTCAATACGCTTTCGCCCATTGTTACGGTTTGTGTATCGTCAAAATCACAAGTTGCATCTGTAAAGATTGAAGAAGTATCAATAGTTTGTAATACTGATTTTCCTTTGACGTTTTCAAGAACGGTAACGCCACCGTTTTCAATAGTAGGCGCACTTAAAAGAGCTGCGGAAATGTATTTTCCCGCTGCCATTCCTGCATAAGAGCTACCTGGAAATGTCGGCTGATCTGCCATAATTTTTAGTTTTTAATTATTATTATTTATTTATTTAATTTTTTGAATACTCTGTCAAGAGTTGTTTCTGTTCTGTTTTGTGCGTAAAGTATCCTTTCTCTTTGTTCTTTGTTTTCTGGATTGAAAGAAATTGGTTTTACTGCTGGATCAAGTTCTTCCGTAGAAAGTTCCGTTTTTTCGTCTTCAACAACAACTTCTTCTCTTTCTACTTTAG